CAGACCCAACACAACCTGTAAATCCTTTTGGACCAAAACCAGGAGACTTTGGAATAGAAGAAGACATTCCAATAAAAATGGCATCTAATATAGAGAACGATAAAATATTAGAAGCTTTATTTGAAAAATATATAGACATGGGACTATCTCCTAAAGATGCAGCAGAGGCAGCGCAAAAAGAATTTGAGAGAATGAGTATGATGAAAACAGAAGAAGGAAGAGGTTTAGCAGCTCTAGGTGGTAGAATTGGTTATAGCATGGGAAGTGACATAGAAAAATTAGAAAGAGCTTTAGAGGAAGATGACATACAAGGTTTAGCAGCATTTGATAATCTTTCACCTTTAGAACTTAATGAATTATTAGAAAAATTAAGAGAAAAAAAACTTAAAAAGATAAAACAAAAAGATTTAGATAGTATATACGACATGGGTAGAATGGGTGCTGCTGAGGGAACACCTATGGGATTGCAAGGACTAGGTTCAATTATGGATGAAGAAGACATGGTTGTATTAATAACATACGATGAAGATGGTAATCGAAGATTAATACCAGTGCCAAGATCTTCAGTAATACCGGACATGAAAACAGGTAAAGATTTACCCCTTGTTTTTGATGATAAGATGGATAGCGAAGACATAGTTATACCTATGGATAAAGAAAAAATTTTAGAGGGTATAGTTCCAAGAAATAATAAAGCCACAGGTGATTCTGCAAGCATGAATGCCATGCAAGCGGCGGGCATCGAGGGTCTACCTATAAGACAAAATCCAAAAGGTGTTAAAGAGCTAGATCTTAGAAAAACAGGTGGATTTATACAACCTGTTGGTATAAAAGAAAAAGAAGATGATATCCCAGCGATGTTATCCAACAACGAATTTGTATTTACAGCAGATGCTGTAAGAGGTGCAGGAGGCGGAGACGTCAATCTAGGTGCACAAAGGATGTATGACACTATGAAAAGATTAGAAGCAGGAGGAAAAGTATAATGGCTGAAGTTGTAAGAACAGCCCCGGCAGAATTTATAGAAGCAGGTGCAAAAACATATCTAGACGATCTAACAAAAGCAATTGGTGATTTTAAAGGACAAGACCTATCAAAAATTATGGGTCGACAATTTGTTGCTGGACCTAGTGCATTAACTACACAAGCAGAAGGTTTAACATCTGGCCTTGGTAGTTTTCAACCTTTCTTAACAAAAGCAGAAGGATTAACAGGACCTACAGCTTATCAAGCTTATATGTCTCCATATCAACAAGATGTTATTGACACCACGTTAGCAGAGTTTGACAGGCAAACACAAGCTGGTTTACCTTCACTATCAGCTCAAGCAATAGGTGCAGGAGCATTTGGTGGTGGAAGACAAGGTGTTGCAGAAGCAGAATACTTAACAGGTCAAGCTAGAAACAGAGCAGCTTTACAAGCACAATTATTAGGTCAAGGTTTTGCTCAAGCACAGAATTTAGCTGGAATAGATTTTTCTAGAAATATAAATTTAGCACAACAAAGCCCTGCGTTGTTGGGTCAACAGATTTCAGCACTAACAGGTTTAGGTGCTCAACAAGGTGCAAGAGAACAACAATTACTAACAGCTGATCAGCAATTAGCATCAAGACAAGCCTTACAACCATTAGAAGCAGCGCAACAATTTGGTTCTGGTGTTACACAATTAATTGCAGGTTATCCTGGTAGAGAACAAATATTACCACCTGCACCAACACCTTCACCATTAGCTACAGGTTTAGGAACAGCATCAACACTAGCTGGTATTTATAGATTAATTAATCCAGCGCCAATAAAGTTTGCATAATATGAGTAGAACGTTAAAAAGACCAATGTTTAGAAAAGGCGGAGAAGTCATGGAAGGTATTATGACTGGTATCAAGCCTCGAGAAATGTTTTCAGAAAAAGGCGTGTCAAATGAAATGGCAGATCAATTAAAAAATATTCAAAGCAGAGTTAATTTAGTTGATGCTGTTGCTGGAGCAGGAGCTAGCCCATTAGCAAATCCATTAACACAATTTTTATTACAAACAGGTGCTAATTTAATTGGTGGAGAGGCTGCAGGTGGAACAAAACTACAAGAGATTGTAGGTGCAACTAGAAAACCTTTAGCGACTGCTGTTAAATCTCAACAATTAAAAGATGCAAGTAGAAGAAAAATAGCTGCATCTTTAATAGGAAAAATGGGCACGGGTGGTTTACAAAAATATATTTTACAAGCACGAGATGCATTTAAATTTGATCCTAAATTAAAAGAAAAATATGGCGGTAACGTACAGAAATATGCTTTAGAATTATTTCAAGACGATAGATTTAGACAAGGTAAATCATCAGCAACTATTTTAAGAGAGAGTCTAGATAATGAAGCTGAAGGCATAATGAAAAGAGAGAGAAATAGAATAACTAAACAATCTTATTTTATACCATCAGCAGCTAAAGATATAGCTCAAGCAAAAGACGCTTTAGTAAAAAACAAAACATTTCAAGAAGGTAAATTTAATATAGATAATAATTTATATTATCTACCACCGGAATCTGATTATAAACAGGGTGAGAAAAAAGGAACATTAATCACAGACGACGCAGATAGATTACAAATTAATAATCTCTACTACAATTACAATAATAAAACATGGTATCTTTATGACGGTGTAACACTGACGCCTAAGTTTAAAACAAAGAGGTAATTTCATATGATTGATGAAAGAGAATTTATCCTCATTGAAGAAGATGAATTATTAGAAGAAGATAAAGTAGAAGATATTCCGAAAGACGCTGAGTTTATTTTAGAAACAGTAGAAGAAGAAACAGAGCAAACAGAAGAGCCTAAAGGTTTAGATGTATTAAAAGAAAAAGGCCTTATTTCAAAAGACAGTGTTACTGGAACTTTAATAGAAGAACAAATTAGAGGCGTTAGTAAAATTGTAGACAAAGTGCAAGGTAAAGAGGTAGAAGAAGATGTATCTCTTGTAGAATCTTTAACTGGTGCAGGTATTAGTGCTGGTATAAAAATACCAAAAGGACTTGTAACGTTTGGAACTTTACTTACTGATATATTCAGAGATCAAGATATACCCGTAGACGAAACATTAACAGCTAAATTTAATGAAGCTTTTGAGCAAACAACGTTAGGTAAAATAGAACAAGCAGCTGAGGATGTAGCAAGAGAAACAGCAGCAGGTAAAATTACAGAGGCTATTGGTCAGTTGTATGGTGCAGGTAAAATAGCAAAAAAAACTATTATACCAGTTGTGGAAAAAGGTTCTCAAAAAGTTAGACAGTTAGTAAACGCCGTTAAAACTGGTAGGTATGTTAAAACTACAAACAATATAAACGCAGCAAAAGCTGTAAAAAAAGCAAAAGATTTAAATAGAATAACGGGCAAAGATAAATTTATAGCTATAGCTGTTGGTGGAGGAGTTGGTGGTGGTTTTATTGTATCAGATGTAGAGGATATAGGTACGTTTGGTGATTGGGATTTTTTAGATTTTTTACCTACAGGACTAGATAGAGAACAAAAAGAATTAGGTGCAAAAGATGCACAAAGACAATTATTAAATAGATTAAAATTTGGAGCTGAACTTGGTTTTCCCATTATACCAGCTGTAGTGGGCACAGGTAAAGTTGGCAAACTTCTTATGCAAAAAGGTAAAGAACTTACGTACAGTGATAGCATGTTAGAAAGATGGGTGGACAGATTTGTTGGTAAACCATTTAGATCTAGAAGTAATAAAACTCAAGAATTATTTGACGGTATACAAAAATTAGAAGGTAAAAAATCTTCAATAAAAGTATTAGCACAAGATGCTTCTAGAAATTTTGATGATAGATTAAGAGAGATTTCAAAAGAAACAAGTGGCGCGGCGCAAGCAGTAAAAGATCCAGATATGTTTTCTAAAACTATATCTGAATTTATGTTCAAAAGCACTGACGATGTTGTTACCAAAAACAATATAATTTTTCCTGGATTTGCAAAACAAAGCACAAAAAAGTTTACAGAGTCCTTAGATAAATTAGGGGTGTCTAAAAAATCTACAAACAAAATAATATCAGATGCTACAGCTTTTAGAGAAACTGCAGCCAAATTAAAAAACTTAATTTCAGCTAGTAAAAATGTAACAGTAGGAAAAGAAAAATTAAATAAAATATTAAATGAAAGAGTTAAAAATGTTTTATCAGTAGATTATAAAATTATTGATGACAATAGAGGTTTATTTAATGGATTTAAACCTGCGGCTGAAGATATGAAAGTAGTTGCTAATATTTTAAAAAGATATGCAAGAGATAATGGAAAAAAATTAGATGATGATACAGCTAATAAATTAGTTAACGACATAACTAAAAACGCATTTAGAGATAAAACAACAAAAGAAATATTGTTTGATATTGGAGAACAAAGTGCTTTAGCAGATAAAGCAGTGCAAAGAGTTAATATGGGTAAATATATTACCACAGGTAAATTTAAATCAGATGGTAAAGGTAGTTTGATACAAACAGAATCTGATCTTAATGCATTTAAAAAATTATTTGGTGAGTACAGAGATGTACAAAAAGGTATATACAATGTATCATCTGAACTTGCAGAATCAGTTGCAAGAGATAATTTTTATCAAACGTTGTTAGATGAAAGCAAAAGAATTGCAGCAGCCATTAAGCAAGGCAACCCTGACATTATTAGGGCTGCAGAAGGTAGACCCATATTTTTTAAAAATTATAACGATGCTGTAGTAAATTTACCAAATCAAGAAATATCTAAGGTGCCTTTAAGTTTAAAATCAGGCTTGCCTGAAACAATCTATAAGAGTCCACTAGATGGATATTTTACAACAGTTCCGTACGGTGAAGCTATTAGAGTAGGAGATGCTGTGGTAGGTAGTCCACTTACAAGAAGTTTAGCTTACAGAATGTTTAACTTAATACCAAAAGGTTTATCACAAGCTGCAAAAACTATTTTAGGTCCTTTTACACATGCAAGAAACTTTTTTTCTTCAATGTTTACAACAATACATAGAGGAAACATATTAATACGACCATCAAAGATTGCAGAGTTTTTAAACAGATCTAGAAAAACTGTACAACCTCAACTGTTATATAGAATGACGGGTAATCCAAGATTTAGAAATATGCCCGAAGATCAATCGTTGTATAGATTTTTATTAGAGGAAGGTGTTACTAATCAAAACATTGTAGCTAAAGAGCTAGAGGGAATATTTGACGATATAGCACAAGTTAGAACAGCTAACATGTCAGCCGATCAATTTTTTAATAAAATATTAAACACAGGCACACGTAAATTTAAAAGACTGTATGATGTTGCTCAAGATTTATACACAGCAGAAGATGATTTTTTTAGAGTATATAATTTTTTAGCAGAGTTTTATAAATTAGATAATGCATTTAATATTGCAATTAAAAAAGGTATTAAGGATATAAATGGTAAAGTAGTAACACAAGCAACTAAACCAACAGATCTTGATTTAATGAAAGAAGCAGCAGAAATTGTAAGACAAACTGTGCCTAATTATGCATACGTATCTGATTTTGTAAAAAGTGTTAGACGTTCACCACTTGGAAGTTTCGCAGCTTTCCCTGCAGAAATATATAGAACAGGTGTAAACACAACTGCAAGAGCGTTAAAAGAAATCAAAGATCCTGTAAGAAAACAAATTGGTTATAATAGTTTAGTGGGTCAAGCAGCTACTTATACTGCAATACCTGTGATAGCTACAGAAGCATTTAGGTATTTATACGGAATAACTAGAAATCAAGTTAATGCTATAAGAGAAGTATTACCAACATGGTCAGAAGATAATACTATTTTACCTGTATATGAGGATGGTAAATATAAATACATAGATTTTAGTCATGGCTTTTTCTATGACACAATGATCCAACCTGTGCAAACTACACTAGCAACTGTGCAAAGAGATCCTAATTCACCGTTAGTTCCACAACTTTTAGATGGTATGGTAAAATCTATAGGAAAAGTTTTTGAACCTTTTATTCAAGAATCTATTTGGACAGGTGTTGTGTTAGATATATTTGCTAGAAAGGGTAAAACAAAAGAGGGTAGACAAATATGGAATGAGAGAGATGAACCAGGAGATAAACTTTCTGCAGCAATAGCGTATGCAGCTAAAGAATTGTCACCAGGATCTAGAGAACAGTTAATTAGGTTATACAAAGCTTTAACGGATCAGACTGTAAAAGGCACAAAGTATGAAATACCAGATGAACTTATGGGATTATTTGGATTTAGAAAAGTGCCACTTGATCTTGAAAAGACTCTTAATTTTAGAATACAAGAATTTAAAAGAGACGAACGAAATGAACGTAATTTAATATATAGAGGCACAAGAACAGGAGATCCTGTAAAAGACGAAAATCAAATTATTAGGCAATATATAAAAGCCAACAGACAAAGATTAGAAACATACAATAAAATGCGTAGATTGTATGACGCTGTAAAAGTTTTAGGTTTAAGAGATAAAAAAATAGCAGAGGAATTTGACGATCGAGGTGCAATGAACTTATATGCTTTTATAGAAGACAATAAATTTAAACCATTCTCTATAAGTGATAATGTTATTGCAGCGTATGAAAAAGAGTCTAAAGAAAAAGGTATACCAAATCCTTTAAACAATAGAATATTAAAACAACTAGGTAAAATAGAAAATAAATTATACAAACAAAAATTAAATCAAAATTTTATATTGAATGAGGAGGAGTATTTATTACCAGAACCAAATACTAGTATGGTTCCACCATTACCAGAACAACCTATGCCAAATGCAGCGATAGTACAAAGTCCGCCACCTATGACTGAAACAGGGTTGACTACGATGGAACAGGCGTTATTATCAGAAGAAGAAAAAATGATAACACTTAAAAACAGAGGATTATTATAATGGATCTTGGTAACGAACAACAAATGAACGAAAACCTAAGCGCTGCCAGTGGTGGACGTGGAGGTTCTCAAAATCAAACAGGTGGAGACAGTGATGATATCTATCAAAGTTTTGTGCAATCATCTCAACCAAGAGGTTTATCAGCAATACAACGTGCAATTCAAAATACTGTTCAAAGCACAAAAAATTATTTATCACAACCCACCAATAAAAGAGGTATTTTAGGTAGTATAATAGGTGGTGCTTTACTCGGACCATTTGGAGCATTCATTGGTGGATCACTAGGACAAAGGTATGGTGGTGGCATACAAAATTCTGTTACAGATTTTCTTACGGGTGGATCAAGTCCTTATGGAGATACAATTCCATTTACTAATCCTAGATTTGAAACACAATTTACAATGCCAGTGAGTAAACCCAATATACCTTCTTTAACAGACGGTGGTATTACAACGTTAAGAAACCTTCCTGAAATAGAAAATCAAATGGCTAAATTAAATACTGTTGAACAAAGAGCATATGATACTTTAAAAGCAGCTAATGAATTAGATATGCTTAATGATCAACAAAAACAACAATTACAGGAATTAGAACAAAAGAAAAATCAATCTGGTTTAGGTTCTATGAATTTTATAGTATAATGGCAAACGGAAAACCACCAAAGACAACTGGCGAACATTTAGTATCTCTCTACGGATATGTACAAGGATTCAAAAGACAAATAGATCATTTACATCAAGACGTAGGAAAATTAGAAAGAAAAACGGACACAGTTATTTATTGGATTATTGGTGGTGCCTTTACTACAATACTTACAATCGTAGGTTTGTTTAATTTATTTATACATTAGATCCAAGATTTTAACTCTTCACCCATAATTTCTGTAGCAATATTAACTTTGTTACGTAGTGATTTTACAATCTTATCATCAATAGTATCTTCTGCCATAATATCAATGTAAGTCATTGGGTTTTCTTGGCCGATACGATCTATTCTAGCTTCTGATTGCATTCTTTTCTCAAGGTCATATCCATTAGAATAATAAATCATTGTTGATGCACCTGTAAGTGTAATACCATAGCCACCTGTTTGTGGTGTGCCAATTATAAATCTAACTGGTGATTCTTTATCTTGTATTTTTTTAATCGCTTTTTGTCTGTCATCTGTTGATGTATCACCAAAATATGTAACGACCGTGTTATTGCCATATTTTTTTGATATAGCCTCTACAATTTTTTCTATATCATGTCTGTAGTGAGCCCATATTACAGCTTTGCCTTCAACCTCTTCTAATATATCCATCAGTTGTGTAATACGATTGTTCTTAAGATCTTGTACTGTGCCATCATTAGATTTAAAATGACCACAAGTTATTTGATGTAATCTCATAAGTTGAGTAATAACTGTGGCAGACGTAACCATCTTACCATTTAAAAATGCAATAGCTTCTTGTTTCATTTGTTTATAAACTTTCTTTTGTTCATCTGTAAGTTCTATAGTTCTTTTCATATATGTTTTTTTAGGTAGATCTAAACAATCATCTTTTAATACACGATAAGAAAAAGGCTTTAGTTTTTCTGATAGCTCTGCTAGATTTCTGTATCCGACTACGATCTCAACTTGTCTACCGGATACATTTATTTTTCTACACACAGCGTATCTAGTTCTAAATACATAGTAAGAGGATTGATCTAATAGAAAAGGATCTAAGAAATAACATTGTGTAAATAAATCTAGAGGTGATTTTGTAACTGGTGAACCTGTAAGTATTCTTCTATATTTTGTAAGTAGTCTTAATGATACAATATTTTTAGTACGCTTAGCTGCAGGGTTTTTAATAGTTGTAGACTCATCTATACCCATTAATGCTTTATGACTATTTAAAAATTTTTCTGCAAACTGCATACCTTTTTTAGTAGAGAAAGCCTCTACATTCATAATCAATATATGTAATTCTCTACCAGTAGAAAACATGGGTTTTAAATCTTTAGCATTAGGATCTGTTCTCCATAAACCTACCTTTTTTTGAATATAATCAGGCATATGATTTGGTATTTCAGAGTCAAACCAGTTCTTATAAACACCCTTTGGTGCTATAATTAAAGCTCCATCTATCTTGCCTGCGTTATAAAGCATAGCAATATTATCAATTAATACCTTTGATTTACCTGTACCCATCTCCATAAAATACGCAAAGACTTCTTTATCCCAAGACATCTCAAGCGCTTTCTTTTGATGAGCAAAAGGCTTGCTTTTATATTTGTAATGCATAATATATTTTTACTTTCTATTGGAAGCATATATATTATGTGTTACACAATGTCAAGAAGGATATATTACTAATGGCCACAGTCTTTGTTATACAAGATGTACCCGGAACTAAAATAGGAGTACCTAAAATTAATATTATAGGGGCAAGAGAATTTGGTAATTTAAAAGTATTATTACCAGAAAACTCACAGATTATTTTAAGTCCTGCCTATGTAATACAAACGTTAAAACAAAAATTAAAAGAATATAAAGAAACAGATTATTTACTACTTACAGGCGATCCTGCCATAATTGGTGTGGCTTGTTCTATAGTGTCCGAAACAACAAATGGTAAATACAATCTACTAAAATGGGATAAACAAGAAAGAAAATACTACCCTGTAGAAATAAATTTACACGGGACTTGACAAATATATTATTAACCTATATATTAGAAAGAACAGAAAGTTATTATGAGTATAGATTTTGAAAACGATAGAATGCAATCAGTTGAGCAGATAGATTCTGCGAAGCGATTATCCGACAAAGTGTTGGAGTTAAAAGATTTAGAAGATGAGATAGCAAATGCAGAAGAGTCTCTAAAAAAATTAAAAGAGAAAGCAAGAGTTGTTTCATCAGTAGAAATACCTGCAATGATGGATGATATGCAGATAACAAAATTAAAGCTGAAAGATGGCGAGAGTGTAGAAATAAAAAAAGTCTACGGCGCTTCTATTCCTAAAGATCAACAGGAAGCAGCTTTTTCATGGCTTCGTAACAACGGTCTAGGTGATGTTATTAAAAATGACATTACCGTTACCTTTGGTCGTGGCGAAGACAACAAGGCGGCAGCATATGCTGACCTTGCAAAGGGTCAAGGGTTTGAACCGGTTCAAAAGATTGGTGTGAACCCTATGACTCTAAAAGCTCTGGTAAGAGAGCGTCTTGAAAATAATCAAGAAGTTCCAACTGAGCTATTTAAACCGTTTGAAGGTAACCAAACAAAAATAACAAGGAGAAACTAGAAATGAGTGACGCGAAACAAGTAGCAACTAAAAAAGAAAACTTGCCTTCAGCTTCATTATTTGAAGCAGATGCGCAAGCTGGTTTTGAGAATGTGAAGACAGAAAGTCTGGCTCCACCTATCTTAAAACTTTTACAGAACGGATCAGCAGAAGCACAGAAACGTAATCAAAATTACGTAGAAGGTGCAGAACCTGGTATGTTCTTAAACACTGTTACGAAACAGTTATATAATGGTGACAAAGGAATACACGTAATTCCTTGTTACTATAGATTAGAATTCCAAGAATGGGCAGATTATGGTACAGGATCAGGAAGACCTGAAATGATCTATCCTGATACTTCGGATATTCTAGATAAAACTACAAAAGGACCGGATGGTAAAGACAGATTACAAAATGGTAATTACATTTTGACTGTTGGTCAACACTTTGTAATTATCAAAGGTGATAAAGGTTCTGAAACTGCGATGATATCTATGAGTTCATCACAGGGAAAAATTAGTAGAAAATGGAACTCAATGATGAAGTCTATTAGTTTAGATGGTAAGAATGGTCCATATACACCACCATCGTTTAGCCACGTTTATAAATTATCTTCTGTATTAAATACAGGTAAAGGTAATCAATGGTATGGCTACAACGTAGAAAAAGTTGGAATGTTAGAGGATGCCAATATGTATGAACGAGCAAAAAAGTTCTACACTGGTATGGCTAACAAAAGCTAATAAAGTTTTGGGGTGTGATACATAACTCCACACCCCAAAAAACATAGTGGTGATGACAGAATTAGATAGATTTATAAATATATTTGAAGGTTCATGTAGTGCCTACGGTCAAACTAGAAAAACAGATGAGTTTGATGAGAGAGGTAAGCATAAAACAAGATCTTTCATAATTAAAAAAAGACCTACAAAACAAATGTTTCAAGAACATTTGGAGGGTAAAGATCCTGCTCTCGGTATTATTCCAATAAACGAACAAAATAAATGTAAATGGGCTTGTATAGATATTGATTTATACAATGGCTTTGATCACAAAGAATTAATTAGAAAAATTAAAGAACAAGAATTTCCATTATTAGTGTGTAGATCTAAATCTGGTGGTGCTCATGTATTTTTATTCTCAGATAATTTTGTACCAGCAGCTTTATTTAGGAATAAATTAAAAGATATGGCAGCTAAACTTGGTTATGCTAATGCAGAAATATTTCCAAAACAAAATAAAGTAGATATGCAAAAAGGTGGAACAGGTAGTTTTTTAAATTTACCGTACCATAACATGAAAATGACAATGAGATATGGAATTAAAGATGATGGGTCGGCAATGTCTATAAATGAATTTTTTATGGCGCATAATAAAGTAAAACTATCAGAAGATCAATTGTCAAAATTAACCATAAAAGAAGAAAAAGTAGTTGACAATTTACTCAAAGGTGCGCCACCATGTTTGGTTACAATTTCTAAACAAGGAATCCCTAACGGTCAAAGAAATAACGCCATATATAATTTTGGTGTGTACTGTAAGAAAAGATTTCCTGATACATGGGATAGAGAATTATTTAAATATAATGATGCATATTGTAAACCACCACTAGATAAAAAAGAAGTAGACACATTAATTAAATCTATTGAAGGCAAAGATTATAACTACAAATGTAAAGATGAACCTATTGCATCATTTTGCAATTCTAAAAAATGCGTAATGCAAGAGTTTGGTGTTGGTGATGGTTTACCAGAAACAGAGATAAAAGAAATACAAAAGTATGATTCTGATCCACCGTTGTATTATGTAACGATAGGTGATGAACAAGTAGAAGTAGAGTCACAAGATTTACATGAGCCAGATAGGTTTTCATTAAAATGTTTAGAACAAATTAATCAAGCAATGCCACCAGTTGGTAAATTAATTTGGAGAAAAGCAATAAATAAATTATTAAAAAATACAATACCAATAGAAGCACCTGAATCTACAAAGATAGATGTACAACTTAAAGAAATGTTAACTGATTACACAATGAAGATACCAGGAAAAGATTGGAAAGATATATTAAGAGGTCTTTCATACACAGAAGAAGGTATTAGTTATTTTAAATTTAAAGACTTTTGGAAGTATGTTGTAAGAACAAAACTTTGGGATACAAAGAAATATCCTAAATCTAAAACAGCTAGAATGTTGGAGACTTTGTTTGGAGCAGAAGAGATACCAGGTAAGATAAATAACAAGAGTGTTCGTTATATATCTGTCAAACAACAAGATGTTAACAAACCTATTGTCAGAAAGACAAAAATGAAGGAGCCACCTTTTGCGTAGAATAATTATACCTGGTCCACCAGGAACGGGTAAGACACATAGATTGATGCATTATTTAGAGGCAGAATTAAAAATGACAAAGCCAGATAAGATAGCATACATAGCTTTTAGTAACGCAGCAGCTAATGAAGCTAAAAAAAGAATTACTAATGATAAAGTTTTTGTAAGCACCATGCATGCTTTTGGTTCTAGAGAACTAGAATTAAAAACTTCAACACATCTTTTAAAAAATGAAAAATGGAAAGGATTTAAAAACTATTCTAGGTATTGTGCTGATCTTTCTTTTGAGAGTTACATAAATGAATCTGGTTATCCACAATATAAAAATTCACATATGAAAATAATAGAATATGCAAGGAATAAAAAAATGTCTTTGAGTGATGCAGCTGTTGAACTTGATTTACATTATAGCACAGACATTTGGTTAACCGAACAGATCTATCAAGATTTAATGACATACAAAGATCAAACAGGTATGTTTGAATACTCTGATATGATTTCCAAGTTTGTCGAGGAAGATGCGTGTCCACCACTACATTGTGTTTTCCTCGATGAAGCCCAAGATCTAAGTCCTCTGCAGTGGGACATGTTCTTTTACATAGAGGGTAAATGTACTCGTTCATACATTGCAGGGGACGATGATCAAACTATTTATACTTTTCAAGGAGCAGACCCTAGTATTTTTATAAATTTAAAAGGTGAGTTAGATCCACAAATAAAATCACGTAGAGTTCCTGAAGCTATACATAAATTAGCTACTTCAATTTTTCCACACATGTCACAGCGTTTAGTTAAAAAATGGGAACCAAGAGAATCTGTGGGTAAAGTTTATACACACGTTGACTTCCACTCCATAGATTTCTCAAAAGAAAATTGGATGATATTAACAAGAACAAATAAAATGTTAGAGCCTTTGAGAGAACATTTGTATGATTTAAATTTAAGATTTGATGCTAAGTCTCAAGAATTACTTCCTAAAAAAATGTTAATTGCGTATAGAACTTGGATAAGACTAAACCAAGGAGCTTTTGTTAATAAAGAAGAAGTAAAAGACTTATGGGATTATTTAACAGTAAAGAAGGGACATCTTGTAAGAGGATATGCAGGTGGCAAGACTCTAGAAAGTATAGACTCGATTAACATCGAAGGACTTAGGGAACATCACGGGTTGCGAGCGACGGGGAGCTGGGACACATTAAATTTTCCAGAATCTAGCAAAACCTACATTAGAACGATTCTAAACAACGGAGATGACTTGATGAAACCAGCTAGAATAAAATTGTCTACGATTCATAGTGTAAAAGGTGAAGAGTGTGATAATGTAGTTTTGTTTACAGACTTAGAAAGAATTATTTATGAATCAGCTCAAAGAGATGCTGATCCAGAACATAGAACTTTTTTTGTAGGTATAACAAGAGCAAAAGAAAAAATATTTATAACCAATCAAGATTATGAATATCAATATAATATAGGAGTACCATTAATATGACAGATATAAATATGTTTGATGAAATGAAAGATAAACCACAAAACGTTCAGATAGGTGGATCACATTATAAACATTTTCTCATACAGCCATACGAGTTTATTTCAAAAAATAATCTTTCGTTCTTTCAAGGGTGTGTTGTGAAATACGTTTGTAGGTATATGCATAAAAACGGAATAGAAGATTTAAATAAAATTATCCACTATTGCGAATTAGAGAAAAAGAAGTTACAAAGTATAAAAAAGAAAAAGAAATAATGTTTACAGCGCAAATAGAATGGGATTGTCCAGAAGAGTTTCCTGATTTATCAGGAGAAAAATATATTGCAATAGACTTAGAAACAAAAGACCCAGATTTAAAATCAAAAGGTTCTGGTGCTATACAAGGGCACGGAGAGATAGTGGGTATTGCTATAGCTACAGAGGGATGGAAAGGATATTATCCAATAGCTCATGAAGGCGGTGGTAATTTAGATAGAAGAATTGTTTTAGAATGGTTCAAAAAAGTTTGTGCAACAGATGCGGTAAAAATATTTCATAATGCAATGTATGATGTGTGTTGGATTAAATCATACGGTATACCTATCAATGGTCACATTATAGATACAATGGTTATGGCATCTTTAATTGATGAAAATAGATTGTGGTACACACTTAATAGTATTTCATTTGATTATCTTGGTGAAGTAAAAGACGAGAAAGCTTTGAAAGAAGCTGCAGAGTCTTGGGGTATAGATCCTAA